AATGTCTTTTTCTAATTGTGGTATTTCTTCAGTTAAGAATGGTTTTCCTTTATATCCAAATCTTTTAATAGTTCCTTTTTTAAGTATGTTTGTTGCTATTGCGTATGATAATGATAATTGACCTTTTTTGTCTTTTGCTATTCTTTGTAATTCGGGTTTATAACCTATCCATTCTAAAATCTTTGGTTGTAACTTTTTTCTGTTTTCTTTTGAATATCCTTGTGGTTGTGTTCCATTTTCGAGGTCTTCCCAATAATCTTCTATTTCAATAGATACAGTTATTGTATTGCCTTGCTTTTTAATTGGTAATGCTGCTAATGATTGAGATAAATTACCCGAAGCGTTAAACTTATATTTTTTTAAATTATTTTTAACTCTTTTTAAAAAATCGTTTACTTTTTCAGAATAAATATCCTGTTCACCGCTTAGCTTAGCATCTAATTCAGCTAAAAAGTTATCTAACTCATTAAATTGCTGTTCGTTTATTTTTGCCATTTATTCCTATCTTTTATGTAACTCAAATAATTTAAAAAAGCAACCACATTCATATTTAAGTAAAAATCCCATTTAGTTCTATCCTTACCGCTTAAGCTATCGAGTGTAACATACCATCCCCAATAATCTAAATGTTTTTCGTTTTCAGTTCGCTCAACTCTTTCTCCACTATCGCTCTCGCTTCGCTCATCTGCTTTACCAAATAATCCTCGATATGAGGTTGTAAACCTTTTATAACATTGCAAAAAAAAACACATAGCGGATAAACGATGCCTACATTCATACTTTTAATATGTTCAACTTTATCGCTATATTCCATTTCTATTTCTTTGAGCTTAAGCCATTTAAGTTTATAAGGCTTAACAAACATCCCTACTAATTGCGGAAGGTTGCCGATAATGCTTTCTTCGCTTTCAGTTAGTTTGCTTAAACTAATAAAGTCACCTGCGCTTAATTTAGTTACATCATAGTTTACTACCCATCTGTAACCATTATGCTTAAACATCTCAACTGCCTTTGGAAAGTCCATTTTGAAAATAAAGTTTACCGACTTAATTAATTCTTTAAGTTGGTCTATTCTTATTCGCTCAACTTCAGCAACAGGAATATCAGCCAATATTGAAATTACTCTTATTTCTCTATCAATAGGGTTAATGTCCTTATCACGAACTATGTCGTAAATCAATGGAAACTTATCTATTGAAATATCGTGCCAGCTTGTTGGTAATGTTATTGTCATCATTTTAAAAAGTACCTTTGTTTTATAATAGTGTGTATCTGCCTGTTTTGTATTTTGAGTAAGCGTGATAGCTTAAACATGAAGCCATAACCCCATCATCATGAAAACCCGTTGTTGCTGAATATTTAATTACTCGGCTCTTAGGGTTGTATTCGTAAGTAAACATTTCTAACTCTTTGTCGAGCCAGTCCACATTTAAGAATTTAACTTCTTTGTTTTGGTTTGCCACAATTAAACTTTCAACTATTTCTTTTTTGCTTTGATTAGTAGTTACAAACGGCTCAATAGTACAGTAACTTGAACATTCCTTTTGCAGCATTTCAAATATCACATCCCCTATTGAGTTAACCTCAACCAATGCTGTTTGGACATTATTTGTCCTTAATCCGTTTGCAATATTTTTTACTATTGTGGACCAATCACTATGCCTCCAACGTTCAATATAAAACTGTTCGCCTTTTTCATTGAATATAGATAGGACTGAATAATCATCTGCTCTACCTAAGTCTATTCCTGCAAATCCTTTTCCGTATGGTTTATTATCCGTTAGTTGTCGGTTATTGAATAGCATTGCGGACCCATCAATAAACTCCGCTAAGTATTCCTGCCTGAATATCATTTCAGGTAGTGTTAACTTTGCATCGTCTATCTCGGATGGGTTAATCATAGGGTTATCATACGAAGTCATTGTGAAAGACTTGTACTGCTCATTTATACCATCTAATTGATGTAACTTGTAAAAATGGTTTTTACCTTTTGGTGTTGAAATCAAAAGCACTTTTTTACCTTTTACTAAAACAGTTGCTCTTAATACTTCGGTCCATGCCTTTTCATCCATGAAAGCAAATTCATCACAAACTAAGTAATCGAATGTGAAGCCTCGAATGTTATCGTAACGCTCCGCTGAAAAGAATTGCAGCATTGAGCCATTGCAGAATACTATCTTTAATTTTTGACTATCTTTTTTAGTGATAATATCAGTATTTGCAAAAGCCGAAACTATTTGCTCATAAACCTTGTTTGCCTGATTGTAAACAGGGCTAACCCATGCGCATTCGCATTTATTAGATAAAATCCAATATAATAGTTGATTAGTTGCTAATAATGATTTTCCAAACTGCCGACCGATATTAATTACATAATACTTATAAGGGTCTTTGTTTATTGAATCATGTATTATCCGTTGGTTGTTGTGAGGTGTGTAAAGAGTTACCGAAGTCAACTGTTATATTTTGGTTTGTATTGTTGTTATGCTGTTCGTCTTTCCAACCATGTTTATTCTTTAATTTGAATATAGCACCCTGTGTAGACCCTGCCCACATTAACCTTTGCTCATTGTCACCTTCGAAGATTGAGTCGATTATATCCATTGTGTGCGAAAATTCGGGACTTTGTTTATAGTCTCTCCAATTAGAACGTGAGAAACCTAACCATAATCTTAAGTGAGCTTCAGCATATTTTCCCTTTTGGGTATCTTCAGCCCATTGGAAATATTCTAATGCTTTTTGTAAAAGCTCTTCAGGTGTGTTATATTTTCTTGGTCTTCCTGAGTTTTTATCTAAGTAAGCCCAAATATTTTTTTCTGTAAATCTTCCTTTTTCGTCTTTGCCTAAGTTCATAATACTTTGTCTATATATCTATCTAAGTACCACTTTGCTTTTAATAAGTCTTCTTTTAACTTTGTTTTGTCTTTTTTACCTGCTCTGCTTATGTACTTTACTACATTACCTAAATGAAAGTTAAGTTCCCACGATTCAATTACTTTTATGGCTTCGTAGATATTTTCTTTTCCTCCGTAATGTTGAGGATTATTTACTTGCTCCATCTTTAATTATTGCTAATAAGTAATCGAGTAATTGTCTCCTACATTCACTGCAACCTAAATTAAACGGTTTGTTTCCTGATTTAATAGCTATTTCGTTTAATTCAGTCCAGTTAAATGTTGGTGAATAGTTTTTTCCCATTGATTCCCAATTTAACAAAGATTGTTTTATTTCTTCAGTCATAAGTACCTATCGTTTAATTGTTCAAAGAGTGATGCTATTAATGCAAAGGTAAACGGAATTGTAATCAAATCAAAATAAGTTGTAAAGTTAATTATTTGATAAATTAAAAAACTCCAATAAGTTAAGCATAAAGGACAGGTAAATGGTTTACGATGTAGCCAAATAGGTTTTGGGATGAACTTTGCTATTATGTATGTAGTTGCTAGTAGTTGTATCATAAACTTTTAGATATTAAACATACACTATCTGCATGAGGTAAATGGCCAGAATGATTGTCATAAGCTATAAAAGTTAAATTCGGGTGCAAAAGTTTTATATTTCTTTTATAAGCTATACAACTAATTACTGATTGGTCATGTCTGTGATTTGACCATTCTCCTTGATAAGCATTTGTATGAGCGTAACCTAAGTATGTATCAAATACATTTCTCATATTATCATCTCTAAAATCAAAAGCCATTGCACATGCCATTACCATTGGCTGCTCTTTAGCTTCTGTTCTATTTATTCCAAAATGAGCTAAACAAATATCATGAGTATAATCGGCTATTGAAAAACCAATATTATCAAATAAAATTATTTTATTTTCATTAAGTTTTTGCCAAATTTTATCAATAGGTTTAATTAAATGTATTGGACTATCTAACCAAAGTATTTGATTATAACCTTGTTGATTTGCTTTATGAATTGAATAAGGTTTAAAAGCGTAAGGATATTCACTATGCGGTTTACATCCTATTTCTTCATAACTTGTATAATGTATAAAATCAATATCAGGTGCATATTTCTTTATTGATTCTTTCATTATTTCAACCTGAGCATTATATTTATCAGTATTGCTAAAAGTTACTATTGCTCTTTTAAATGAAGATGATGCAACTGTTTTTGTTGAATCGTAATTATAAACTTGTAATGCAGCGTATATTTTTTTCTCTTTTTTTAGATCTAAACTCATTGTCCATTTAAAATCTTCACCACAATTTATATTTGTAAACTTTTGTCTTTTTGCTATTTCTGTTTTAAATATGCTTTGTGTTGATGGGTATCTTTTTGTTATACCCTCTTTTAATTGTTGGTTTTCATGATAAATTGATTGGTCTATTAAATACTTTTTTCCGTCTATAAATGCATTAATTTTATAAGTAATAATATCATAATCACTATTTAAATGCTTTTTAATTAATTTAAAAAAATTATCTTCAATATTATCATCATCATCTACAAAAACTAAATACTTACCTTTTGCTCTATCAATTAATCTTTGTCTTTTTTCACCAACTGAAATTCCATTAGGTAAATCATAACGTGGTGAATTATCAAATAATATCTCAACACCTTCAAACATTAAAGATTTTATCCTATTATAAAGTTTTTCAAACTCTTCTTTACGTTCTTCTATTGTTGGTATTAATACTGAAAGTAACATTAATATAATTTATTTTGAGTTGAATATCTATAATGGTAAACTGGTTCATCAATTTTAATTTCTGTTTTTATAAGTCCTAACTTCTTGAGTTCCATACAATAAGCATAATCCTCAAAGTTGCTTTTATTTTCAAATTGAATTAGTTTAGCTATGCTTCTTTTTGTTGGAGTAATGTGATTTGTTGGTCTTAAATAAATTTCATAACCTTTTGAATAGTCAGCAGTATATTCTAAATCTTTAGAAATATACCATTCTTTTTTATCCATGCCATTAGTTGTCATTATTCCATTTATAGCTAATGCATCAGGTTTTTGTTCTAATGCTGTTAAAACGTTTTTAATTGCATTTGGCATTATCATATCATCATCATCAATAAACCAAACATATTCGCCTTTTGCTGCATTAATTAAATCATTTCTCTTTTGACCTGTAGTTTTTGTACCTACTGGTGCATCATCTGAAATAACCTCAACTATTCCAAAAGCATTTGTGATTTCTAATTGAGAGTTAATTTCTCTATGAAGTTCTAAAAATAGGTCAGCGCGTTGAGGTACTGTAGGAATTAAGATTGAAAGTATCATTTAGCGTAAATTATATTCTCTAAATTTTGACCTATCACTTTAAAATTATATTTGCTCATTTCTGCATTAATTGAATTTAAATGAGTTCCGTTATGTTCAATACATAAACAGTTGCATTCTAATTCGTTTAAATCCAATTGTCTTAATATTTCAACGTCTAAGCCTTCAACATCTATATTGATAAAGTTATATTTATTATTTAAAGTATTAAAATCTTTAAACGTTAATGCTTGAACTTCAATAGTTTTATATTCAGTAGTTGTTTCCCATTTCTGTTTATCCTTTAAAGATAAAGTAGAAAGTAAATCAGTATCTCCATTACCTAAATGAGTTCCGCTAACATAAAAAGTCATTAATTCTGATTTATCAGCAATAGCTATATTGTGAACTTTTGTTTTTTTCTTTCTACTATATAGTTTTTTTAATTTTTCAAATGCGTTTGGGGATGGCTCAATTAAATCACCAGTCCATCCCAATTCAATAAGTTTTCTGCTGTTTGATAAAGTAATGCCATCATTTGCCCCAATATCTAACAAATGACCTTTAAAATCTTTAAAATAATCTAATATTATTTGCTCTTCGTTATTTTGACTATACATTAGTATTTAGGTTTATTTATAATTAAATGGTCAGGTATAAAGTAATTTTCTGATTTTCGATAATTAAATAATGATTTATCATGATTCCAAAATTCCTGACTTTCTGTTTTTCTATATTGTTCATCAAATTCAGCAAGTCCCCATGCAGGATGAGCGTGAGTAAACAACTGCTTTGCATCGCCCATGTATTTATACTTGTTTAGTAAATGAGCTACTTCGGTTGCTTCCATGTCACACCAAAGAGAAATATAATCGGGATGGTAAATATAATTGAAACGTTTATAGTAATCAAATCCCATTATACTCATTGTCATTAAATTGCCTTTTTGATAACCATCTGTATAATGTAATACTTGGTCATAATATCCATTAAAATCCTGTCTTATTATTTCATCAAAACCTTTTATGTTAAATACCATGTCATCGGAAGTATTGATGAGTATTTTCCAACCTTCAAAAATATCCATGTCCCTGTTTATAGCATCAATCTTATTTTTAGAAGTTCCTTTGATTATAAAAACGTTATCGTCTTTATGTTCAAAGTTTTTCATGGTTAAGTCATCTTCGTCAATGCTTACTAATATTGTGTAATTCATTGAGTTGCAATTAGCAATAATATTATCAATAGCTGATTTTGCTTTATGTGGTCGACTTCTGGTTGCTAATTTAAAAAGGATATGTTCGTTCACTCTGCAAAGTTATAATAAATTTTTTCGCTTTGTAATTCCTTTAAAAAAACTTTTCGATTTTCTTCAATTAATTTATTCTTTTTATAAATTGGAATACTCGATTTGTGTTCAATATTCATATAATCTTTTGAAAAAAAATATTTATCAGTTCCTGTTAATTGTTGGTAAGGGGATGAGGTTAAACCAGCTTTGTAAATTCTGTTTGAGTAACCTGCATGTTCAAATCCATACTGCCCATACTCAGGATTGAAATAACCGACTTTATTTAATACTTCTTTTGTTAAGTATATTAACACCCCACCACAATCATGATAGCTCTCTAAATTGTTTATTTTGCTTTTTATTCTATGGTATGGTTGCAAGTAAAGTAAATGATTGTAATTTGATTCAATAAAAAACTTTGCCCAGTCAGGTTTAACAGGATAGCAGTCGTCATCAAATAAGAAAATATAATCACAATCCTGTAATGTTTTTAGATTTTGATTTTTTGAATAGGCAACACCTTTGTAATGTTCATCGGTGTGAATGTGTAAGTGATAGTTTTTAGGTTTAAACTTTTCAAAATATTCAAGCCATCTATCAATGTACTCATATCTGTTTGGAGTGGTTGTTACGCCAATACCGATTCGAGGATTTGTTTCCTTACTTCCGTCCATTTGTTTATATTATAATGTTTTTCAATATATTTTTGTAAACTTTCTGCATATTCTTTCCTCATTGATTCATTTCGGGTTAATTCCCTTATTGCCTTAAACCAGCCATTTATATCATTGTTTTTTAAGAATATTGCTGTTTCTTTGGGAAATGTGTTATAAGGTAAAACATCGCTTACTATTGCAGGGTTGCCATGTAAACCAGCTTCGAGTAATTTAATTTCACTTTTACATTCAGTAAATGAATTTGATTGAAGAGGAATTAAACTTACATCTGTTTCGTTATATGCCTTACCATAATCATGTACGGGCAAACTGTAAACTCTTTGATATTTATCTGTTATCTTACCGCCACTCATTACTTTTTCGTAGTAGTGATAATCTGCATTATCATTATAACCTCCTAAAACAAATTGAGCGTTTATATCATGCCTTAATACTTTACGAATAGGTAGTTCCAAAATTGAAATATCGCCTTTGTGGAATATCCCTGCAATATAACCAAACCTTATTTTGTCGCTTTTGCTTTTGTTTGCTTTCCATTGCTCATCTTCATGGTCTAAGCAGTTTGGAATAACCTCAACATTTTTATTATATCTTTTAATCTTTAATGCCAGGTGTTTAGTAGTCGTTATTACTAAGTCAACATTTTTAAGAATTTCAACTGTTTGGTCTGGTATATTGTGTATGTCGTAAAGTCTACTTAAATAATGGCTTTTAGGTAATGTCCAGATGTCATCAATATCGAATATTACTTTTATTCCTAATGAGTGAAACTTTTTAATTATTTCTAATGATTTGCCACCTGTATCGATTTCTCTTTGATAAACTACTGCGGAATATTGTTTTAACTGCTCATCGGTTGCAACTTCTAAGTCAGGGAAAACATCGCATTGGAAGTTTAACATGTCGGATATTTTTGCAAAAGGAACTATTAATCGGTGAAAGGATAAACCATTAAGGTTCCCCATGTTCGCTTTGATTAGAATTTTTTTCATTGTGTTGTCGTTTGAGTTTTTCTTTGATTTTTTTTATATCGTTTGCTACCGTTCTATAAGGTATCTTTGTTTTATCGCTTAACTTTTTAGCATCCCCATGCTGAATGTAAAGCTTTAAAAGATTTTGTTCGTAAAATTCATTTTCTGTTTGTGGTGAATCATTTAAAAAACTGATTAAAGCTGAATAATCAATATTATCATTTTGCTCAACTATTTCATTTAAATTATCCACAAATGTAACATGTTCAACAAAATAGCGTTTTCTAAATTTATTTGAGTGCCAAGTTAACCAGCAAACAGTTGAAAAGTAATGGCGAAGGTTTCTAATAGTTGAAAAGTCAATTTGTTTCTCAATTATCACAATAATAGCCTCTGAATGTAAATCCTCAAGTAATTCGTGATTGTGGCAAATATTACGAGTTATTTGTTTATAGATTTTATTTTTAATTAGTTCCTCAATCACTTTTGCAAAAGTAAAGCAAAAAGTAATAAGATTGAAAACAAAATAAATTGATAATCAGTTTTTTTCATATTATTTTTAAAAAGGCTCATGATTTGGTTTATCATTTAAGAAATAATCGTTTTGTTCTAATTTAATTTCACTTTGTTTAACTGCCACTTTATCAAATGGATTTATATTATCTAAATAATATCTATTCTTTTTAAAGTCATAAATAAAATCTTTTTCACCTGTAACTCCTGTTAATCTTTGTTTTTTAATTTTATCAATTAAGACTTTTACAGTTGGATTTGATTTATCAGTATTTCTAAATGGTCTCCAAACACAAATAACATTATCCGCTTTGTCTGCAAAAGTTCCGCCACCTTTTATCCTATAAGCGTTTGGTTGTGGATAATCCTGACCAGCTATATAAACAGGTGTAACTTGATGAGCTACTAAATGAATGCTAATATCATTTAAAAGAGCAAATCTTTTTAAAGTTGCCATGAATTTACTAATATATAAATCTTCTCTTTGAGTACCCTGATTGTGGTCAAATTGATTATAAGGGTCAAGTATTACCGAACGAATTCCTTTTTTCCTTATTAAATAGTTTAATTTTTCCTCAACTGAATTCCAAGTAAAATCTTTTTCAGGATAAATATAGAAAAAATGTTTTTTAATAAAATCAATACCTTCTTCATATTCAGTTCTACTCATGTAATTGCCATGTGTTTTATCAGTACTTTTACCTATAATCATGTGAATTATATCGTCAAAAAATTCATCAGCCGGGAATTCCTCTGGACTAAAAACTGCTATTTTCCATTTATCAAAATATGCCTTTGCTAACAATAATTGTTTAACAAATGTACTTTTACCCTCATTCATGTAACCAGTCCATAAAGTTACTTCGCCAGTTCTATGAGTAAAATTCCTATCAAATTCACCAAAATAACTTGAAGTTCCTTTTGTTTTTCCATTGATAAAAGTATTTAACATTGTTTCTTTTACATCCTCAACTGTAAATATCCCATCTGCTTTTACTTCTAATGCGTTTAATTTGGCATTTAAAAGACTTTCTTTACCAAATTGAAGCAACATATCATTAGCGTCTTTACAATCGCTTAAAAAGGAAATTATGAAACATTTTTCAAATCCAAACCGTCTTATCAATTCATTTTCTAATCTTTTTCCATTTGCATCTTTGTCAACTGCTATAAATATTTTTTCTGCCTGTTCAAAAACTTCATAGCAATTTGTGATACATTCTAATTTTTTATCAATGTTTTTGTCATTCTCGTTTGGCGCACCCTGATTAACCGAAGTTACATTTGTGAAACCAGCTACTTCAAATGCCATACAATCAAATTCACCTTCGCAAATGATTATTTCTTTTTCATTTTTTACTCTATCGTAATTGTAAATAATTGATTCAGCTCCAGTCGATTGCCTAAAATCTTTTGTTTTAATTGAACGCTTTTTAACATTTACCAATTGTCCGTTTCTCAAATAAGGAAAAATAATCCATTCACCTTCTTGAACTATTTTGTTTGAATTAACAACTTCTTGAGTTATACCACGATTAGTAAAAACTTGTAATGCTTCAATTGAAATTTTAGTAAAGTTTGTTTTAATTGGTTTTTGATATTCTTTTTTGTCGCCTTTTTTAACACATCCGTTCCAACCGCATTTGTGGCAATTAAAAAGCCCATCGTTAAGGTTAATTGATAGGCAAGTATCTTTTATGTTTGTTTTGCCTAACTTAACACAATTAGGGCAAATTACTTTTTGCTGAACAAAACTTCCTTTTGGCTGAATTCCTATTTCATAGAATAAATTATTATTTAACATATTCTATCCTCCTATTCTCACAATGTTGTTGTATTCCAAATTCAGATAAACCTCCACACATTCTGTCTTTTAAATTGCCATAAATTCTGCTTCCATCTTCATCCAAAGTAAATTCAATTTGCCATTTAGGTTCAAAAAAAACATCAATTCCATTTTCTTCTTTTAAAAATTTTAAATTTTTTAATTCATATTCTTTTATTTTCTTTTCTTTTCTTATAGCTATATCTTTTTTTATGGCATCCTCATTAGCTACCCCATTAGGGTGGCTATTTTTTCCCCATCTAATCGCAGCTCCAATCTTTCCACTATTTGATAATTCTTTATGTTTTTTATAGCGTTCTTGCCATTGGCTATCTAAAAAAGAAATTTTAGCATATCCATTTTTATCTTTTATAAAATTTTCGGCTATTAAATAATTTATAGCGTCGCCATATCTTTTTTGTAAGGTAGCTATTTTAATTGAACATTCATTTGCCCAATAAATAGAGCATACATTTATAAATATTCCTTGTGTTTCATAACTTTCTAATGTTATTTTTTTTCCTAACCATTGCTCAGGAAAAAATTTAAAGTAAGGTAATTCTTTAGCCATTTTTAAAAGATTTAAATATTTGTGAAATAAATTCTAATTGCAGATTTTGCTCATTAATTATTTTAGTAATTATAGAATTATAATCACAATTAAAAATTTTAGATAAATCTTTACCAATTGAATAAAGTATATTATTACTAATCCAATTTTTCTCATTTAAATGCCTAAAACCTCTGCAAGAATTGTTTTTAATTTTAAACATTTCTAATGGCAAATAATATTCGCCTAACCATTGTTGATTGTAAAAATCAATTGTTTTGTCTTTTAAGTTTATTTTGTAAGTTACCATAAATAAAAAACCCATCGGCTTTCGAGGTCGTGGTCTCTACTCACCAATGGGATTATATTAATATTATTAATGATGCCACGACACATCGGGTACAAATATACTAAATTAATTTTAATTGTGCAACATGATTATTTTAAAAATATTTGATTTATTTCATCCATTGAATATATGTTACCGTTTAATTTGAATTTTAATTGATACGTTGGGACTAATTTTTTTAAATGATAATTTTTATGGTTTCTTTTAAAAGGTAGCCTCCAAATATCTTCTCCTTCTATTTTGTAAGTAATATCGCCTACTTTAAATGTTTTTTCCATGATTATTATATTTTTGTTTGTAAAATTCATCAACAAATTGCTCAATACTTAATCCTAAATATTTTTCTCCATTATCTCTAAACCACATGAAGAAATCAATAAACTGTTTTTTTTCCATTTCTTTGGCTTGTTGAGCTATTTTTTTAGCTTTATCAGTCCATAGAATATTAGGCTCTAAATGCTCTAATAACCATTCTACTGCTGTTTTATTTTCCATGTTCTTTGATTTTTGATTTGTAAATTTTAATTAGTTCCTGTATTTCAATTAAAGTTAATTTTAATGGTTTGTCTTTTTCTTCAATAAGTTTGTTAAACCTTTCTTGACCTATTCTCGCTGGTAATCTTAAAGTATATTCAGCTATGTTTCCATGTAAATGTAAATTACATTCGATGCAGCTCAGATGCGTATTATCTTCATTAAATCTTAAGTTTGGATAATTACCAACTGAAAATAAATGCGAAGCATGACCGTTAATTACTTTTTTACCGCATGATATACAATTTTGTTTTTCATCTCTTAGTCTAATCCATTTATTGTAAATAACTTGCAGCATATTTAACCATTCAGTTCGTGTCCTTGACTTACAAATAAGTTCAGCTTTCTTTTTCTTCCAAACTTTTTTCTCTGCTAATAATGATGCACATTTAGGACTGCAAACTTGTTGAAGTGAATTAAATGGAGTGTAGGTATTCCCACACTCCTTGCATTTTTTATCTTTAATTTTTTTTACCATTAAATGATTCAAAGTATTGATTAAATAGTTCCCTTGCTGCTATTACTTTTTCTTTCATCTTATCGTGTATTTCTTCATTGGCATTTACCCTGTAAATAAATAAACCTAAGTCCGAAATAATACGAGGGTCGAAAGAAACAAAATCACACCACTTGCGACCGCTTAAAAGCATATAGCATTGAATTTGATAATAATATTCAGGCTGTTCACTTAAAAAGGTTTCATCGTTTGTAATAAAGCAATGTTTTAAATGATTTGCGCCATTGTAAGGACACTTTATTTCAATTAACCCATCTTCACCTACTAATCCATCAGGACTGCCTGTTAAGCCTTCTATTTCATTTGAGTAAAGCATTAAACTATCTTTAACCTCATTGCCAGTTACAGATGAATAAAATTTCTTAGCAGTTGGTTCGTGTTCGTTTCCCCATTCAGTTGCAAAATTATTAATACCTTGCTTAACCTCTCCGCTTAACTTTTCCCAAACTTTTTCGAGAATATAAGTTTCTGCTGTTTTTGAAAGAGCCTCTTTTTTACTTCGAGGCTCGGTCATAATTTTCCAGATGTCGCTTCCCGTAAATGAACCCTGACGATTAATAAACCATTCAGGGCTGTATATTTCTATTGTGCTTTCCATAATTTATTTTTAATTTATTTTTTTTTGAACTGGTTACAAATTGTAACCTTTTTAAATTGATTTTAAAAGTTTAACCTCAACTTCTTGACTTACCTCATATTTTGCCTTTATAGCATCGATTGAACCACCTTTCATTAAATACTCAACTGCTTTACCAAAGTGTTCTGTATCGGCTTTTAAAATAGGTTTACGGGCTACTTCTTTTTTATTGTCAGCATCGCTTTCTGTTTCATCAATTAAGAATAAACCATTTAAAGCATATTTACGAGCGTATGAGCTTGCAGTCCCGGTGCATTGTTCACTTGACATTCCTTTATGTTCACTCATTTCTGCAAAGCCATTTACAGCAATAAATTCATTGTTATAGAATACAGATGCAGTTGACTTTATAAATATTTTATTGCCTATTGAATAAACATCATCGGTTAAAGATAATCGTAATTGGTATTTATTTAAAATAGGTTTTAGTGCTTCTAAAATATCTTCAGCATTTCTGTATTTGTATTTACCGAATGAGTTGTAATTTCCTTTTGGTACTTTTAACTCTGCCTGAATAGCAATTAAACGTTCATTAATTGTCATTTGTTTTTCGTTCTTTTCTGTTGTTTTCATAATTTTGATTTTACTTGGTTGTATACTTCATTGAATTCACTTTCTGTTATTTCATCATACTCAAACGGATAACGCATCATATAATCGTTGACTTGTATTTGATATTCACATTCTGTATTGTAAATAGTAGTTGATTTTTTTTCTTCTATTTTAAATAGATGAGATCCTTTTTTTCTGTAAGCTGGTAAGTTTACCTCAACCTCAATAGCTTCTCTTTTTTCAATTGTAATTTTCATGATAGATAGTTTTAATTATGTTTATTTATACGTTTTTGTAGTGAATAGATCAAAACGGAAGCCCATCGTCCTCTATTTTTGGTGTGTATTTAGTTTCGTTTGAATACGTTTTATTCTCTGTATCTTTTTTAAATTGGTCTGCTGGTTTCCAATTATCTATTTCTAAATAATGAGTTGCCTTACCTTCAATTTTATTCTTTTTCTCTTTGATAACACAATTTACCCAGCCTTTTATTAAATTAGCTTTTAGTGTTTCAAGATCTTTTTCTGAGAATGATACTTTTGTTAATTCTCCAAAACTTGTACTTACTATCTTAGCACTACCTACTAATGT